TCCAGTTGGTCCAGTTGGTCCAGTTTGACCCCCACTTCCTACAACGGATAAAGTTAAACCGTTAAATCCAACAAAATCAATTAATTCAGACATATATATAATAATAATAGATATTAATTATATATATTATTTTTGATGTAATAACTTTGCAGTATGTTCAGAAATCAAATAAGAAGGATAGTTTTTTCCAATTGATACCCAACGACCAAGCTTTTTTAATTCAGCTAAATCTTCTTTACCTAATCCAAAATGAGTTCCTAATAGATATTTTAATGCGTGTGCTGATGTTGATTGAGGATATACAACAATATTAGTTGCTTCACCTAATAACAATCTTGTCTTTTTATAGTTAGTAGTAAAGTGAGTTAAACATAACATTGTTGTATTTGTGTGTCTTCCTTGAATTGCTAAATCATCAATCAATTGTTGCACAACTTTCCCAGTCTTATCTGGAAAACTATCATAATCGTCAAATATAATCATACAGTTTTCAAACTCTTTAATATCTGGATAATCATCCATTAAAGATTGCACATTAATCCTTTTAGGTTTTCCAATCTTCATGGTGTCTAATGTGCTATCTTCATTAAGTTTTGATACTAAATAGATTTCTCTTTCTGGGAAAATCTTTTTATAATATTCTGCCAAACCTCTGGCAATATATGATTTACCGGAACCACTTTGTCCAGTAATATACCAAACTTGACGAACTTTAGGATCTGGTGTTGGAATCAAATGAAAAGAGCTATCTGTAGGTAATACTATTGAAGTATCATTTTTATCATCTTCTTGTATTTTATTGTATAATTCTTTTACATTTTCATTCTCCATTAACATCTCAACTGGAATACCTTTAGCCATTGCTTCTTGTAATTTATATATCATTGATGCTTGTTGATTTTTCTTTAATCCCATATTTTTCATATCTTTTAAATAAGATAAAGTATTTATTTCTTTTTTTGGTGCTTTTTTAATAGCATTATCTTCATTACAAAGATATAAAACTTCTTTATCATAATCTCCACCTTTTACTTGTGCAATTGGAGTTGCTCCTTTTGTTTTTTCAAAGCTTAAACTGGGCATACTATAGTATATATATAATCTATATTTTTTATTTTTGATAAAAAAATTGTAAAAATCATAAAATATTATTTATTACATATTAAAAATATTGGTTTATTATTTTCTTTACTATTTTATATGGATAATAATATATTAAGTATTATAGCATTAGTTATATCATTTGCTGGAACTGTTTGTGCTGTGATAAATCATAAACGATTAAGGTCCAAATGTTTAACAGATAAAGAAATGGTTGTATCTTTGGATGTTGAAGATACAACAAACCGAACACCAAAAACTCCCAAAGTTGGCAATAATGATTTAACAATAAAAATTCCAGAAAGTAGGGTAGTGTAGTTAAAATAAAATAGTTATATATAAGCATTTCATACTCTATTATAAAGTTTATAAATAACCCTACCCTACTATACCCTACTATACCTATTATTTATTATATAATATATTTTATATTATATAGTATATATATGAATAAAAATTGTGTTAAGTGTAAAGAAGCTAAAAGTTATCCATTAGGTGACGATGATTTAAAAACAATATTAGGTGATAATATTAATATCATATCTTATCCAGATTTAGAAAACTATGAACATATTGACGAAATTTTTGATGATGAAGGCCGTTGTATTATATTATTTTTAACTGAAAATGAAACAACTGGTCATTGGCTTTGTTTACATAAAGACAAGGATGGAATTCATTATTTTGACCCATATGGAAAAACTATTGATGCAAGTAAAAAATGGTTAACTAAAACTAAACTAGAACAGTTAAATCAAAATAATCCTTTATTGATTAATTTATTAAAAGCAAGCGGAGAACCAGTTTATTATAATAGTTATGATTTCCAAGAAGATAAACAAGATATTAACACATGTGGAAGACATTGTGCAGTAAGATTATTATTTAAAGATTTAAGTTTAGAGGATTATTTACAAATGATGAAAGACTCAAAACTCAAACCGGATTCATTTGTTTCAAATATTACTTATAAAATAATTAAAAAATAACCTAATATATATATATGAATCAATTTAATAGTAGAAGTGTTGGATTTACTAATTTTCAAAAGAGTTCCGGAATTGGAGTTGCACCAAGTATTGGTTTTAGCAGTAGTGTTACTTCAAGCGGACAAATTGATAACTTTGGAGATCCGGATATAGTTTATTATAATGCTGATATTATCAATGCAAAAACAACAAATCCTACAAATATTCTTAACGATCCAATTGTTAGTTTTCAAGAAGCTCGTAATATTCCTATTATTAAAAATAGTGCCAATTATGAATTTTCTATTATTAGATTTCAATTAAATGGATCTGGTAAAAATCTTCCTTTAATGATGCCTCAAATTGAATTGGGTCAAGCAAATATTGATTTAACAACATATACTTTTGGAATGAGTTTAACAAAAACAATAAGCGGATCAGCTAAAACATTTTATGTTTCTGCTCCTATTATTTATTATCCAGAAAATGCAACTTATGGAACATTGGCTAATGGACCTAAACCACAAGCACCATTTAAAGAACAAGATGTATCAACTGATTATTATTTTGTTTATAGTTATGAGCATTGGGTAAATTTAGTTAATAAAACATTTGAACTAATATTTACAAACTTACAAACTTTAGTAACATCTGCCGGCGGTGGAGCTTTAACTTCTTTTTGTCCTTATATGACCTATGAGCCTTCAAATGGATTATTCAATATTTATTATGATGCAAATAGTTTTGGAAATAATCCTTCACCATATGGAAATTTCCAATTAAATAATGGAACTGGTGAAAGTATGAGACTATTTTCAAATAATAATGCTTTTGGTTTATTCTCTTCTTTTAATACTATATTTGTTAGCACACCTATCGCATATGATTATAGTAAAGAAGTTTATACTGGAGTAACTGGACTTGGTAATGTAAATGAACCAAACTTATATATTGTTGAAAATAAATTGAATACAAATATTTGGAATCCTAACTTATATTCTGGTTTTCCTACTTTGGCTACTGCTTACTATAAAATGGCTGAAAACTTTGTTAATACTGGTTGTATATGGAACCCTATTAATAGTATTGTTTTCACATCTGGACAATTGCCAGTTGTGAATGAAGCATTAAGCACACCCGTTAAATATGGTAATAGCAATTTAGATACAACCATAACAAGTTCAAATTTTACTCCAACTATTGCAGATTTGGCTATTAATACAAGAAAAGCAGAAGATTATAGTAATTTAATCTTTTATGAACCTAATGGTGAATTCAAAATGGCGTCTATGTTGGGAGGTTCTAATGGTTATATTACAAACATTGATATTCAAGTTTTTTGGAAAAATAGATTAGATAATAAATTATATCCTATAAGAATGTTTAATTATAGTTCTGTATCTATGAAGATGATGTTTAGAAGAAAAAATAAATAAAATATATTAAATTTATATTATAAGTATAAAATTTATATCTATAATATATATATATAATGTACGATATTGAAAAAATCGCAGTTTTTGATGGTCGTATTGTCCAACAGAACCCAGTTCAATATGCTGTAGAACAAGGTGCCGTAAGTGTAACTAATACTTCTTTTGCTGCACTTTCTGCAACTACTACACAACATACCTACCAAATTCAAGTCCCTTCTGAAAATGTATTTTTAGATAAAGCTTTAGATTGGACTTGTTCCGTTTATTTAACTGCTAATGTAATTGTAAGTGATGTTTCTGGTGCTCCCGTTGTTGTAATTGGTAGAGATATTGCATTGTCTTCTTTTCCCGTTCATAATTTAGTTTCATCTTTATCTGCTACAATTAATGATACCACTGTAACAATGAATACCAGCGATGTAATCCACGAAGTATTGAGATTGGCAGATTCTGCACCTAACAGAAAATTGAGAACTTGCCCAACTTATTTAGATACTTACCGTTCTTATAATGATGCTGCTGGAACTACTGCAAATCCTCTTGCTGGTTATGAAAATGCAGCAAATGGTAGTGAAGTCCCCAACGGTGCTTATTACAATATTGAATTTACTAATCCTTCTGGAGTTCCTTTATCTGGAAGTTCAAGCTATGTCTATAATGGAACTACTTATTATTATAATAATGGAGTTCCTACAACTAATACAGCAACTGGAGGAACTTATCCTATTTTCTTAAAATTTACCACAACTGAAAAACTAATTTTAAGTCCTTTCTGTTGGAATGATGTGCACGACAACGACACTGGGCTTTTCGGCCTTCAAAATATATCCGTGACCGCAAACATGTTACAACCCTCTTTTACAAATACTTATGGCCGCCCTTTGAGAACTACCTCAATAGGTGGAAGACTAGTAAGTGGTGTAGCATATTTTAACAACGGATTTTCTGACTGTAAAATTGATTGTATCTTTTTAACTCCAAGTCTTTCTCTTCCTCTTCCTAGTGTGTCACGTGTGCCCTATATGGAATTTCCTCGTTATACCCAAGCTTTCAGTGGTCAAGATCCTATTTTGGCTGGTGGCACATCAAGTTCTATTCAATCACAAACTATTACTTTACCTTGTATTCCCGATTTAATTATTATTTATGCTAAACCTACGTCTTATGCAGCAACTGATGGCGATTATTATTTACCTATTACAAACATTAGTGTAAACTTTGATAACTTTAGTGGTCTTTTGTCTTCACTCAGACCAGCAGAATTATTTAATATTTGTAGCACAAATGGCTTAGAATTAGATTATAATGCTTGGCAAGGTCAAGCACTCCAATCTACTAGAGTTGGATCTACTAGTGTAAGCACTGAGAACCAATTTGTTGGTTTAGTTGGTGGCTTTTTAGTTCTCAAACCTTCTAGAGATATTGTTTTGCAAACTGGTCAAGCTCCTTCTAACGTAGGAAATTATACTTTACAATTTAACTACACAGTATACAATCCTACTAAATCAAGTGTAACCGCTTGGAACTTAACAACTATTACTGCTAATAGTGGATTCTTTGAAAGTATTAAAGGTAGTTCCAGAGTAGTAAAAGGTGTGCTTTCTCAAGAAGATGTGATTAATGCAGATAAAAAGGGTGCTTTGACTCGTGGCGAATTGAATAGATTTGTTGGTGGTAGAGTATCTGGTTTAAATAAAATGATGTCTCATAGTATTTCTAAAGTTAAACCCCTTCTTAACTCTTTAATGCCTTATGTGGCTAGTAAAGCACAACAACTTGGACCTATGGCAATGAATGCAATTAGCAGAGGAATCTCTAAAAGATTAATGTAATAAAATATTAAAATTTATTAATAAATGAATTTTAATTATTTCCTTTTTTTGATATATGAATTATAAGCTGATGTTGTTGAAGAATAAGATTTATTAACTGGTAATATTAAGTTATATCCAGAATTTGTAGCAAGTTGATCAAGCTTATTTAATAAACCTTTATTTACCATCACATCACTATAACTAAAAGAACCTATTCCTTCTTTTCTTACTAATCTAATAAAATCAAGTAAGGAAATATTTGATCCACCTTTTCTTCTTCTAGATTTACCTTTTCCTATTTTAGTATATCCTAAATACCAGTTTTTCTTTTCATCTTGTGTAAATCCATTTCTTTTTAACTCTTCATCACCATTTAACCAAGGTTCTGTTGTTAATGCAAAACCAATAACTAAATTAGGATTTTCATAAATCATTCTTCTTATTCCTTGTCTTCTATATTGTTCATCATTAGGATACTTATCCAATACTGTTTGAAATCTACTTATTTTTCCGTGCATTTCACCTTCAAGAAATCCTTTATCTAATTCTCTCATTGGTGGTTTTATTTTATTTATTATATTTCTTACTTCTGTTATTTCTCTTGGTTCACCACCTTGTTTAGGTTCATCTAATATAGCTTTTATTGGTTTTGGTATTAATCTTTCTACTAATTGATAAGGATTAGTTTCAGAATCATATGGACTTAAATCATATACATTAAAATCATCCAAATATTTATTTTTTTCTTCTTCTGGTAACATATCATTCATTTCTTTTAAACGTCTAATCATTATTCCTAAATCATCTTTAAAATTACCATAATCTACTTTTTCTTTTTGTGGTTTAGGTGCTTTTGGATATT